AAAGAGATAAAAGAAGCTATGATTGAAGCCCTGACGCACTTAGAGGGGTGTAAGTATTTCGTGGCTACGATAGTAAATGAAGAGGAAAGAAGATTTGATATGAGCCAACGAATGTCACAGCATCAATTGGCGTTAGTTATAAAAGGTATCTTATCTAATAATGAGATGATGATGATGGACGTTTTGCAGTGGTGTTCTGAAAGATTTAAAAACAGTATAGAGAAAGGAAAGAAATCAACTAATTAAATATTAATACAATGAATCGCTGGTTTGAAATTACGGTAAAAGCCGAGATTGATAATATCGAGAACGGCAAAAAAAAGAAAGTAACTGAAAAGTATTTGGTGGATGCCTTGTCTTACACAGAGGCAGAATCAAGATCGTTGGAGATCTTCAAGGATTTGTACAATTCTTTCGAGGTTGTAAAAATTAATCCTATTAAAGTGTCGGAAATCTTCTTCAACGGAGAAGCTGAGTACTGGTATAAGTGTAAGGTGAATTACATTACACTGGATGAAAAGAAAGGTAAAGAAAAGAAAACTCCATGCTATATGTATATCCAGGCCGGCAATCCTAAGGATGCCGAAGCTGTGTTGACTAAAGGTATGCAGGGTACGTTAGGAGACTGGAATTGCGAGTCTATTGTGGAAACGAAAATCATTGAAGTGTTTAAATACGATCTTCAGAAGGGAGCTGAAAAATTAGGCGAGAAGAAGAGTGAAGAGTAAGGCTGATGTAGTTTCCAACATAGCGCTTGTTGTGGCGATAATATCATTGCTTTCAGCAGGCGCTTTCCTTCTGATAGTGATTAAGACAGACGAGGTATCTAAATTATTAATGAACGTACCTTATCTACTGGCTTCAGCGGGATTATTCTTTTCAATAATATCATTATTATTCGAATGGAAAGCAAGGAAAAGAAGCTATACGTCTGCGAAAAATGCGGACGAAAAGTAATGATAAGAAGTCATGGCTTATGCCAGGCTTGCAGGAGCAAAGAGTTGACTCCGAAGAAAAAAGACAGAATTACATCCATTAAAAACAGCAGCAAGAAGAAAAAGTTAGAGAACCCGGATTTATCCGGGTTTTTTCGTCTTATGTTGGAGGAGTTGAGTACTATTCGAATGTCTATGACCGGTAAGGCTATTCATTTTCCTACAGTATGTAACGTATGTCACATACTTCCGAAAAGGATATATAAGTCGGTTGCTACTTGCAGGGATAATATAGTTTTCCTACATGAATCGGAGCATACGGTATTCGACATGTATCTTGACAGGATGGAATTTGATAAACTTGAAACAGAATTTCCTTTTGTGTGGAAGTATGCGGTAAAGAAGGTACTGGATATGGAAAACAGGGGAATGATTAAAGAAAGAGGTAGATTAATTATTGAAATAATTGACAGATATGAGAAAACTTTATAAAATAAGAATAGAAGCTGACAATGAAACTATCTTTTATGCTCACATACAGAGAGAGAGTTATGGTAAGGATATAGCTATCGCAGTGAAAGATAAAGATAAAGATGAAGTGGAAACAGTGTTACATTGTATTAAAGAAGAATTGATTAGAGGAAGATCATGAAAGAGAAAATAAAAATATTGACAGATTTAGGATTTGTTCCTATGGTGGAAGGAGAAAGAAATACGTTGTTTAGAATGAACGATGTTGTGATGTCGGTGTCAGATCCTAATCAAACACCAGAGCAGTTGAAGAAGGAGGTTATGTCTTTAATAAAGAACAGAGACATAGCAGAAAGAGGCGGACAGGTTCCAGTAGTTGAAGAGCCGGCGCCTGAGCCAGAGCAGGCCCAGGGAGAAGAACCGGAAGCTCCGGCAGAGGAAGCAGATCCTAACCCTGGAGAGGAAGATTCGAATCCGTTTACAGAAAATCAGGAAACGTTAGAGCCGTTTTATATCTGTGATGAGTTAAAGAAGATTGAGACTCCCAAATTCGTAAGATTGACATTAGACGATAATCGTTTTTATGTAAGGAAGATGGATGATGGGACGGCCAAGATATATGCTTCAGTAACAACTTTAATCAAAGATGGGTATGTAGATGATAAGACCGCACTTCAGGAATGGAAGCAAGAGATGAAGATGCTTGGTCGCAATCCGGAAGAGGTGGCGCAGTATGAAGCTGATAAGGGAACGATCATGCACTACTTATACGGATTGTACCTAACAGGTAGAGATATGGTCTTAAATCGAAGTTTTATAGTTAAGACCGTACAAGAAGGTAAGCTGAAGATATCGAAGAAAAATCTTGACCGATTCTTTAATAGCATAGATGATCTTGATGATATGATTGTCAGAATTATGAAGTTTGCCAAATTTTGTTCAGAGTATAAGGTTAAGCCGATGATGATTGAAAGAATATTGTCATTAGAGGACTATTTGGTAGCTACGCCGATAGATGCGATGGTTAAAATGACATTCAAATACAAAGAAGAAGGTTATTTTGGAGCCGTGTATCAAAGGGCCACAGGGCAGTTCAAAAAAGGTGATCCGAAGAAGGAGGTAAGAGACGTGGAGAAGGAAGAAGTGGTTATTCTCGACTTTAAATCAGGGGGAATATGGGAATCATACGCATTTCAATTAGAAGCTGAAAGAAGAATGGTTAAAGCATGGTATGGGATTGATGCACGTATTATGAACTTTTCTCCAAAAAGCACGAGCAGCAAAGGATATACGTTGAAAGAATGGACAGAAGACAGTATAGCACTTGAAAAGGCGGACTGCGTGTTCCAACAAGGAATGTTGAATCACCTTAGAAAAGATAAGAAGTTCAAAGTGAGAAAAGGAGTGCTGAATATCAATAAGCCGTACAATGAAGAGGATCATACGGTCGTGTATGATATTGCAGAGGAAATGTCTAAAAGATTCATAATATGAACGATATTGTTATTCCTGAAGGAGATTATATAGAAATCGTAAAACCGATATGCATCAATCCTTTTGGTGATTATTTTATTAACATCAAAAGGGGTTCGAGATTAAGATTATCGAAAGATTTGAAAATAGGAGATAAATATGCAATATGTGTACTTGCATCTCATAAGAAATATGGCAAGACCATCGAAATAATAATGCCTATATTGGTCAGAAATACAAGAAGAGTATGAAAAGAAAAATTAGAAGAACAGGAGAGATAATAGACGTAATCACTTTCAGTAGCTCAACTACAAGAAGCGACCATGACAGAATACAGTTCTATGGTGATAATGGGAATGTGATAAGTGAGAGTTTAAATTTTTATCTCGATACCCTTCCTGTAAATGACGAAAACAAAGATGTAGACTGGGAGCAACGTAGATTCGATCTTATTAAGGCTTATTCTATTGAGTTTGTTAAAGCACAAAATAGAAAAGGTGAAATAGATTGCGGAGTATATGTACCAGATGTGGTGTCATGGTCTATAACTATAGCAGATAGAATCATAGAGGCAATGAGAGGAGTTAAAAATGCTTGATTTTAGAAAATACGAAAACGTACCTCGGTTTCAACTTGACCGCAGACCTGGCAGGAGCCGACTGAAGCTAACCTGCCCGGCTTGTGGGAAAAGCCGGTGCCTCACTCCTTATATTGATGTGGCAACAGGTCAGGTTGTTGGAAACGAGTTCGGAAGATGCGATCATGAACGGACTTGCGGTTATGATAAACGACCTACTGGTAAGGATGTAGGTGACAAAGATCTTTGGATTTCGGGAAATAAGTGTATAAGAGCTTATCGTCCTCCTGTAAATCCTGACGTTGTAAATTACATACCTTTTAGCGAGTTTGAGAGGACTGTGGTTCCAGACGATAGAAACACCGTATTTAGATTTTTATCGTCTCTATGGGGAAAAGAAAGGGTGTCTGATGTATTCAGGAGGTATCATGTAGGAACAATGGACTTATGGGGATGGAAAGGATGTTGTATATTCTGGCAGATAGACAAAGATTTTGTATGTAGAACCGGCAAGATCATGGACTTTTATATAAAGACCGACAGCCAGGGGAATGAGATTGATGTAAAAAGAGTGAAAGAAAAAGACGGTGACAATGAGCGGCCTCATGTTATGTTTTATCACTCGTTGCATGCAAGGGACTTCTTGTTTAGACAATGCCTGTTCGGGGAGCATCTTCTAAGCCAGTATCCGGATAAGGTGGTTAATCTGGTGGAATCAGAAAAGACGGCTATTATATGCGCTGTGAATAAACCAGATGAGTTATTTGTAGCTACCGGTGGGTTGCAGAATCTAAGGCCGGAAGTGATAGATGTTTTAAAAGATAGAAAGACTGTAGCTTTTCCGGACAAAGGACAAGCATTTGAGACATGGAGTAAAAAGATAGATGGGATGATGATGAAGTCAAGGATAAAAGTATCAGACTATCTTCAAAATATTGAAAATGTAGGAGACGGAGATGATGTGGCAGATTTGATAATTAGTAACAAGGTAAAAGAAAAACAGTATGAGCCTGGACGTTTATATTAAAAGTAAGAAGAAAGAAGAGGATCGTGAATGGGTTGCAAACATCACCCACAACATGAACAAGATGGCACAAAGAATATTCGTATCGGAAAATAAAGAAACGCTGTACGATTATGTTTGGAGACCAGAAGAATTGTATAAAGAAATATATACCAATGAGATGAAGAATGTACTTACAAAAGGTATATGTATTATGATCTCTAAGAGAAAAAGTCTTTTGAGATACGAGCCGGAAAACGGATGGGGGTCTTATGATTCATTTCTTAAGTTTCTTATCGAATACAAAGAGGCGTGTGAAGATCATCCTGGTTATATAATTGAAGCAAGCAGATAATATGGAAAATTACAAAAACACTTTAAACGAGGTAGTGGTGATCGAATCGTCACCAGAAACGTATTTTGTTTACGCTATTCGTAATGCTATTCGTATCTCTAAATGTGCGTATCCGACAGCCAAGAAAGTAATTTTCAAAAGAGAGGACGTAGAGGTAGAGATTTCGGAAATGGAAACTGAGAGCAGTTTGTATGAAAAGTTTAAAGAAAAACAAAAGAATAGGGTATGGAACTTAATGAGCGCCAACAACGGGTTTTAAGAGGCGAAATTTGTCCTTATTGCGGAAGAGAAACTGAGCTGGTAAATGCCGATAAAATATATAGCAGAAAAGGCTTAGGGATGGTTATGATGTGCAAACCATGCAACGCTTATGTCGGTGTTCATGAATCAGGGCCGAATAAGGGAAAAGCTAAAGGCCGGCTTGCAGGACCATCACTGAGATCTCTTAAGATAAGAGTCCATGCCGAACTTGATAGACTATGGTCTACGCCGGAGGAACGGAAAAGGATGTATAAAGATTTATCTGAATTTCTCTCTATACCGGAAGAATACACACATATAGGTATGTTCGGCGAGAAGACGATGGGAAAAAGTCTTTCAGTTCTGTCATGTAAACAAAGAACGATCAGGTTCGAGAATAGAATGGCATAAGCCTGGAGATAAGTGCCCTAATAAGAACAACCAAATAGTGTCAGGCAGTAGCGCATGCAGAGGATGCCCTGAGTATCTTCATGATGAGAGAGACGGGTATGTCTGGTGTGATCCTGATATGAGTTACGGCAGGTTGAAATAGGGCGAGAATTGCCTATCTTTGTGCTATTATCAATCAAAAAAATGTAAGAAGATGGGCAGATCAACAGAGTACTACAGGACTCATCCCGAAGCCAGGAAGAAAAAGGCTAAAAAAGACAAGGAGATAAATGCCAGACCGGAACAGAAAGCCAAACGCCGGGAGCTTGGTCGTAAAAACTACGAAACGGACAAGAAGAAGGGTAAGGGCTGGAGAAAAGGCAAGGATTGTTCTCATACCAAGAACGGTCTTAGGTATAAATCAGTAAAAGCTAATAGGGGATCCAAATCGGATACAAAAGGTGACAAAAATGCACGAGGAGATAGCAAATAGGATAGATATAAGAAGGATATTCAAGACCTCTAAACAGGTCATGGAAGAGGCGTATGAGAATATCTTGAAATACAGGCGGGGAGAGCTTATCCCCGCTAAAACCGGATACGATTATATTGATGAGGCTTTGCTTGGAGGTATTTTCCCTCAGCATGCTATTGCCATAGGAGCCCGGCCATCTGTAGGTAAATCGTATGTGGCCCAAAAGATATTGGAAAATGTGATGAATCCGATGATCAACCCGCAAGCAGAAGATTATTTTCTTGTTAATTGCGAGTTCGAAATGAATCCTCAAGATCTTCTTCTTCGCAGAATGAGCCAGGATATGAAAAAGCGGGCTCCTGAAATATTAAGAAGGCAAGATTCTAATACAGTAGAAGAGATGAGGATGTTTGAAATCCTTCAAGGTGAAATCAGGAATAATATAATATACATCGATGCTCCGTGTACGATAAAAGAGTTTGAGGCGGCTGTGTATCATATAGCTACCAAACATAAAGACAAACGTCTTATAATATTTAAAGTCGATCATATTGCTTTGATAAAAAGAATGGGATTAGATCCTAAGTCGGCTATAGATGATTTGGTGGCGGTTATGAACGAAGCTAAATTAGTATATAAAAACATATTTTTCCTCATCATATCCCAATTCAACAGAGAAATAGAAGGAAGGATAAAAAGCCCACAAGAGCAGCCTCCGCGTCTTTCTGATTTTTACCAGTCTGATACGCTGGGTCAGTTATGTACGTTAATGATAGGCTTGCACAATCCTCGTAGGTACGGGCTGGATAAGTATATGATATTTGGGAAAGATTGGTATCAGACTCTTGATAGGTTTAAAACTGAAAACAAAACATCATTCAGGACAGCCGGACTGGTGTTTCATCATATACTGAAGGTAAGGCAAGTTAGTATGGAAGAGCTTACTAATACAATCCACCCAGAGATCCTGCCGGGGCATGGATGGATGTACGGGGAGGGCGGGACGAAGTTCGTGAACCCCAACCAGCCGCCGACGCCGCCCAAGCTCTATACTGTGGAAGACGTTACGGACAATCAGGAACAAGAACAAGAGACAAAAGAAGAACAGTCATTGTATTAAAAAAAAATAAGAACCATGAGACTAACAGTAGAAGAAAACGAATACCTGATAAGTAAGTTCCTTTTGGTTCTTACTGAGTTTGCAGGGGATGAAAGAGAGATGTTTTTAATCAACTCCATACATGATAAGGCGGTGGCGGATATGAATTATCGTCTTCCGTCTTTAATAAGCAGAGAACGTAAAAGACGAGTTATTGAACTCCTTAAAGAAGGAACCAGAATAATCAAGGACTTTTCCGGCTATGCAGGTGATATGGGTATGATTAACGAATACGATCGCCTAAAGAAAGAAATAGGAACCGTCCAAGACCAGCTTGGTGACGTAGAAGGTCAACTTCGGGCAGCAGGAGAAGTTATTAAAAAAGAACTTGATATGATTGCTGACCGAATCAAAGAAGACCTCCTCGACCGGGAGCTGGCTAAAAGTAATGCTGAGGCTGAAAGAAAAGCCAAAGTAGATCCGAGATACGAAGTAGCTTTAGGTGATTACAAGGAGATGTTGGAAGTGATTTTTACAACCAGAAACAAGTATTCTACGGTAGATTCTGTACATGACGATCTTCGCCAGTCGGTATCTACCGGTAGAAATTCGATTATTAAAGAAGGGTACAACAGTTAAAAACAAGGAGGGAATATGGAAAAGAAGGAATTTAAAGTAGGAGAAGTATTTGATGCCGGACTTGTAAGATTAAAATGTGTGGAAGGTGATACATGCGATAGGTGTATATTCGAAGATTACGATTCTTGTTCATGTACAGACATAATTGTTGATCCATGTGGACATGTTGATAGACAAGATAACAAGAATGTTATTTTTATTAAAGCTGATTAAGAATGTACATCAATTTCAGACAACTTGCAGCATCAGACATGACCCCTAATGATCTTGCCAATCTTCTTGCCATAAGACAGAAGGATTCGGTTATGATCGAAGCTATGCCAGAAGAAGACGCTGGTAGATATATAGAGCTTGGCCTGGTTGAGAAATTAAAATCAGGCGTGATGAGATTGACCAACAAAGGAACGTCTTTTGTGAATTATATAGAGACACCGGAGATGACAGACGAGGTTCTGGAAACGTTGAAGATTATGATAGGAATGTACGAATCATATTCAAAAGACATAGGTGTCAGCAGAAAAGAAGCGGAATCCAGATTGTGTTGGTTTATGGGTAACACCTCATTCAAGAAAGAGGTCATACTTCAGGTAACGGAATCTTATATAGCAGAGTCAGGAGATTATACAATGAGCTTATGTAACTTCATATGGAAACCGCCTTCTCAGGCTTTTTCAGTCCATATGAACCTTAAAAATTCAAAGCTCTTTGACTTAATAGCTGAAAAATTTAAGATCGCTACCGAGCCTTATTTGGAGTCTAAGAAGAATAAGGAAATGGATTGGTTGTTTGCCGTATCTAAATTGCCTACGCCGCCGGCTAAAGGCAATCCGGATTATTTGTTTACCGGAAGCTCGGAGACAGATAAAGAGCGATTGAAAAACATAAAAACGTATTTATTTAACAAAATTAGAAAGCAATGGAAAAAGTAAGAATCAGAAAGATAATAGAGGATATAATTATTACTCAGTTTCTTAATTCGGAAATAGATATAGTTCATGAAGAAGATGTGTCGTTTAAAGAACTTGGATTAGATTCTGTTGATCGGATTGAGCTTGATGTGATGGTGGAACAAAAATTCAATATTGTTATTATTGATTATGATATGGAGACCATCAAAGATATGACTGATCTTGTTTACAAAATAATAACAGAAGGATATGGGAAGTGACATAATTTTATGCATGGCTTTAATAGCGTCATTTGCTTTTGTTATACAGTTTTTGTTGTCGATATTAGGATCTGATCTGGATACGGATATTGACATTGACAGTGCTTCTGATTTAAGTATGTCTTTGTCGGACATCATATCATTCAAGGGCATAACACATTTCATCCTTGGATATAGCTGGACTACCTACTTTTCGGGTTCTCATTTAGTAGGGGTTGTGATAGGGTCGTTTTTCTTTATCGTTTTGTTTTACGTATATAAGTTACTTCTTAAGTTAAAACAAGAAATGGTGTACGAATGTCCAGAAGATTTAAATGGCAGAGAGGTGGAGATAGTATTTAGATCAGGAAAGAACCATTATATGGTAAATATTGTGAAAAACGGGAGACAGGAACAGATGAGAGTAAGGTGCTTGTCTGGGAAAAATTACAAAAATGGTGACAAGGTGAACATAAAATACGAAGAAGGAGAATTAAGTATCTAATTTTTTTTATATCAACAATTAAATTTTAAAAGTTATGACAACAATCATGTACGTGTCAGCTATCTTAGCTGTAGTGATTATTTTGACAATCATCGGAGTCTTATCAAGGTATCGTAGATGCAAGCCTAATCAGGTTTTGGTCGTTTACGGTAAGACAGGTGGGGAAAAGAAATCGGCGAAATTATATCATGGTGGAGCAGCATTCGTGTTGCCTATTATCCAAAGCTATGATATTTTATCTATGGAGCCTATGCAAATAGATTGTAGGCTTACTGGTGCTTTGTCATCTCAGAATATTAGAGTAGATGTGCCTACAACTATTACAGTAGCTATCAGTACAAATCCTGAAATCATGCAAAATGCAGCAGAAAGACTTTTGGGGATGGATACCGAATCTACTGAAAATCTTATTACAGACATCGTTTACGGTCAGATGCGTTTGATTATTGCCGAAATGACAATCGAAAAACTTAATTCTGATAGGGATGAGTTTTTGGATAAGGCAAGAAAAAACATTGATAACGAACTTAATAAATTGGGTCTTTATCTTTTGAACATTAACATCAGTGACATCAGAGATGAAGCCGGCTACATCATGAATCTTGGTAAAGAGGCTGAAAGCAAGGCTCTGAACGAAGCACAGGCTAATATCGAAGAACAGGAAAAGCTGGGTGCTATTAAGATTGCTGTACAACAGAAGGAAAAAGAAACGGCTGTAGCTAATACCCAAAAAGAGCAAGAGATTCAAATTGCCTATACTGAAAAAGAAAAAGAAACGGTAGTAGCTGAAACAAAGAAAGAAAAAGAAGTAGCTTTGGCTTTAACCGATAAAGAAAAACAGATCGGTGTAGCTCAAGCCGATAGAGATAGGGCTGCGGCTATAGCAAAGACTTTGGCTGACAAGGAATCAGCGATCGCAAGATCTAAGGCGGAACTTGAAGTAAACAAAGCTGAAGCCGAAAGAATGGAAGAAGTTGGGAAGAATAAAGCTGAAGCTGACAAACAAGCAGCTATAGCAATACAAGACTCTGAAGCTCAGATTAAGAAAGCTGAAGCTGAGAAAAATGCTTCTGTAGGCTACAACAATGCCCAGAAAGAGGTTGCTGTATCAGAATCAGAATTGCAGGTTATCAAAGCTCAATCAGAAAAGAAAGCCGGGGAAGAGAAAGTTAAATCGGAAGCGGCTGTGAAAACGGCAAAAGAGCTTGCTGATAAAGAAGTGGAAGAAGCTAAAGCTAAGAAGGTTCAAGCTGCGCTTAAAGCTGAAAAGATTGTGCCGGCTGAAACCCAGAAGGAAGAGGCTATCTTGCAAGCTGATGCTGAAGCTGAGAAGATCAAACGCCGGGCCGATGCTGAAGCAGCAGCACATTTGGCAAAAGCAGAGGCGGAAGCAAAAGCTATTCAGATGAAGCTGGAAGCGGAAGCCGAAGGTAAGAAAAAGTCGTTGATGGCAGAAGCCGACGGATTTAAGGCTATGGTGGAAGCAGCAGAATCCAATCCTTAGATCGCCATCCAGTACAAGATGGTTAATCAGTGGAAAGAAATTGCTGGAGAACAGGTTAAGGCGTTCGAGCACATCAATCTCGGAAATATCACGGTATTTGACGGCGGTCAGAACAGCACCGGTAATTTCCTTAACAATGTTGTTAAGGCCGTTGCTCCGGCATTGGGAGTCATTGATCAGCTTCCGATTGCAGATACTTTAAAGAAGTTAAAAGGAGATGACAAAAAATAAATACAATGACCCAAGGTTACACTTGGGCCTAATTGAAGAAGCAAAAGCAGCATTCATAGATTTCCTGCCGGCAGGGACAGTGCTTTACTAATTACAATATTTTTAACATGGATTTTGGACAAGATTTAGAACCAGAAGAACTGACCAAGCATTATGATCAGTGTCATGGAATTGATTTTGAAACAGAAGAAGAGGAGGATGAAGAATATGACGGATGAAGAATTTGCATTAGATAATAAGAAAAAGGTTGTTGTAAGAAAAAGAATATCTTATTTAAACAAAGGGGATAAAGTATGGATTGTGTCTTCCGACGGGTATCTGCTACACACGGACGTAGTTAGAGCCGAACGCGGACGGTCTTATGTGGATATAGATGGGATTCTGTATTGGAAGCGAGGATTAGATGGCAAGCATCGTAATCGTAATAACTACATGCAGTTTGCCATGACACCAGAAGACGGTAAGAAGTATGTCGTATATTACCCGGAAGGATTTAAAGACAATGACTTATGATGGTCCCGGAAACGCATTTGCTATATAAGGAGTTTAATGGTGTAAAACGTCTTGCCATATCTTATTCCCAGATAGATACGTTTCTTACCTGTCCAATGAAATGGTATAAGACTTACGTAGAGGGCAAAAGGTCTACGGAAAAACAAGAAGCTACGTCTTATGGTACGGTTATCCATAAGACACTGGAATACTTTTTTAAGAACGGAAGACAGCCTTCTGGTAAAGACCTTGGAGAAGCAATAAGTTACTATTCCTATCAAGAAGACATACCTTGGCAATCACCGGAAAATATGATGATAGCCATGAAGCAATCCGGGGAGCTTCTTGCTTGGATTGTGGATCTGTTTAAAAAAGACGGGAATAAGTTTATGATAGCTGATAGTGATCTTAATCCCTGCGAGAAACTTATTAGACACGGTGCTATAGTTGGAGTCGAAGAAGATTTTGTGCTGCCGTACCGTCTTCCTAAGCCTGTTGATATAAATGGGACCGTTCATACTCATGTGTACATAGTAGGATCGGTGGATCTTCATCTGGCTATAAAGAGCAAGAACGTAGTTCACCATTATGTCATAGATTGGAAATCAGGTAATAAGGTTTTTGATTCTAAGAAGTTGGAAATGAATTTACAGCATCCTATATATTCGTTTTACATCTATAGAAAATATGGTGGAGTTCTGCCAGATATGAACATCTATTTCTTTACCAGGACCAGACAGTACCAAAAGGTTAAGGTGGATGAAGAGCGTAAAACAAAATCTATAGAAATGCTAAATGACACTTTATCTAAAATGTATGATTTTGAAGATAATAGTGTAAAATCATTTCAAGCGTACATCCAGGGAGCAGAAGGAGCCAGATATAGCAAGCGACGTGCCACCCTAAGCCAGCTTGTTTCGCAAAACAAGCTACCCTGCCCGTCGGCACTGTGTTATTATTGTGACTTTGGATTACATAACAAAAACGAATGCCCTTTCTCTTCAGATTGGGATCCGTCTAAAAAGATAAATCGATGAAATACGAAGACGTTCAAAAGTTAAGAACAAAATACCGGCAAGATCCGGAAGTCATATATCTTGAAGAGATGAGGAACGTGGCGGTACGGTGCGGAAATTTTAAAAAGGCGTTTGAGTTCCAGGAGAAACTTGAGGCTATTTGGTTTAATTACTTAAAGGGAGTGCAATGAAAGAAGATCTAATATGTGGAGTAGCGATCCTTTTGTATTTAGTTTTATTATACTTGCTCACGACAATTTTCATAAAAACAGGTGAAGCAGTAGATCGTTATAAGATGAAGAAGAAAACTGACAAAATCAAAGTAGGTCAAAGATACGAACATAAGAACTACTTTGAGGATCCATTTGAAAGAGGCAAGCATGTGATTAAGATATTAGACATAAAAGAAGGGTACGCTCTATATGAGTACGAAGAAAAACTATATATACGTTCTTCTGAGAGTCTTGAATATATTGTTAAAAAATATATTTTAATTACTGATATAAAATAAGGGGTTATGGAAAAGAAAGTCACAATCAAAGAAGGGATGGATATTTTTTACAAAAATGCAGGGAAAGATATATGGGTCTATATTGGACTTTTTGGAAATAAAGTGCTATCCATTTTAAAAAACAAAGGTGTTATTGCATGTGAAAACGATGCTGAATATTGCGTGTTGATGGATGGAGAAGATCATTTTATAAGTATAGCAAAAGACATGAGTCACGACTATTGTTGTGAATACGTTGTAGAAAGAGCAGAAGCCTACAGAGACTACCCCTCCAAAGGTGCTACATGCAGTGTATGTCTGTTTGAAGATAATGAGAATAAAGCGAGAGAAATGCTAAAGGAGGCGATAATAGAACTTTCAAAAAACAGTAAAATAGATTGCGATGGGCTTTGAACTTAGACCTTACCAAAAAGAGGCCGTAGATGCCGGGCTTAAGTTTCTTACAGGAAAATCTAAGAAGCCTGGCATAATAGTGGCCCCATGCGGAGCAGGTAAGAGCCTTCTGATATCCAAGATAGCGCATGAGATAAATAGACCGACGTTAGTATTGCAGCCATCAAAAGAGATTCTGGAACAGAATTATGCGAAAGCCATATCATTTGGAGCTAAACCTACCATATACTCTGCCTCATGTGGCGTAAAGGAATTATCGGCTATGACTTATGCTACACTTAAAAGCATAAAGAAAGACGTAGCAAGGTTGAAAGATATAGGGATAGACACCTTATTGGTGGACGAATGCCACTCGGGGTATTCCCCTGAGGAAGGTTCTGAATTTATGGAGTTTATGAGCGAGTTTCCCGAGGCGAAGGTGCTGGGCTTCACCGCCACGCCCTGCCGCCTCCGGACCTACAGCTCCATGCTGGAAGGAAACTACAGCAAACTTAATATGCTGACGAAAGACGAACATAACTTCTTCAAGAAAATAGTTCATGTAATACAAATACAAGAGCTAACTTCTCAAGGTTTTTGGTGTCCACTTAAGTACGAACGATGGTCGTTTGATGAATCGGCTCTGATGTTAAACAGTACCGGAGCCGAATACACCAACGAATCTATCAAAGAAAGCATTGTACGAAACGGCTTAAACAACTCTATCTATAAGCGTCTTCTTCAGCTTATGAACGAGCGTAAGGCCATTTTGGTTTGCATGGATTCTATCGAATCATGTAATAGAATATCCGAGTTCATGAATGCCAGGATGGGAGCCATAACAGGTGTCGTAACATCGCTAACAACCAAAAAGAAAAGAGAGCAAATCATATCCGATTTCAAAGAAGGTAAGTTAAAGGTCGTGTTTAATTATTCAACGCTTGCTACCGGATTTGATTTTCCTGAACTTGATTGTGTGATGTTTGGACGACCAACGTTCTCATATTCAGTATTTTACCAAATTGTAGGTCGAGCCGTCCGCATCCATCCTGACAAGAAAGAGGCGCTGATAGTTGATTGCTGCGACAACATGAGGCGTTTCGGCCGGATAGAAGATTTAACGATCGAACAATTTCCTTCTAAGGGATGGTGTATGTTTGCCGGCGATCAACTTCTGTCCAATATAAGGATGGGTGATATTATTACCAAAGACGAAATCCTTCGCCGGGCAGCCTCGCTTAAATCCGTAAATGGAGATGGTAGGAGAGAGGACGATCTTGACAGCATAATAATGTGGTTTGGAAAATATGAAGGAATTAGATTCAAAGACATACCGGTGTCGTATTTTAGGTTCTTGGCTGAGAATATGGCAGTAAAACCGGGAGATAGGAAAGAAAAGATTATCGAATATTATAATAGAATAAAAGCATGAACGACAAGAGAAGAAAAAAAATATTGGGTGTTATTAAAAACGTAGATAAGTATAAAACAGATTTTGAATACATCAAATCAAAGTTATCGGAGTTGAAGTATAACATAAATTCAGCCAAAGATGATGTTGATATGATTTTAGACGAAGAGACTGAGGCGAGAGATAATATACCGGAATCGTTACAAGACTCAGAAAAATATTGGGAATCAGATCAGGCTGTAGCTAATATGGAAGAGGTGGTTGATGACATGGAAGGCATTATAAACGATTTAGATGATGTGATTTCAACCATAGATGGGAGCATTAAAACTATAAATGGTTCTATTAAAGTAAATTTGGAAGGAATAATATAAATGGAAACAAGTGAATTAAGGGAAATACTTAAATTGTATGGTCTTCAACATGATGTTGTTATCAACAAAAGTTCAAGAAGGTATTCTATTATCTTAGATAATAACATAATAGGAACCGATCACGCTGAAGAGAGGGTGGTTGTGTTCCGTCCTATACCGGGAGGGAAAAACACATTCTGCATGGAGCGAGATAGGTTCTACACGGAGTTTGAAGAAGCTTTTGATGACGATAAAGCCATAGAAGCCGTAAGACAATATTTTGAAAACAATAAAACAGAAAGTCATGAACGAAAACGAAATATTTAGGTTGAAGGGCAGAATAGCCATATCTAACCTATCACGTGAGGATAAGAACATGATAAATAGCATCCTTGATGGTGTCAACAAAAAGGATGAAGAGGAAAAAGGATATGTCTATACCGTGAGAGTAAAACTAAACAACGGAAAGGTTGTACATGCTACTTTATTTTTTAAAAGCAAGACAGGTCCCACATTTGAAGAATTAAAGAAGGAGCTTGATGATATGGGAGTTAAAGATGATGATTATAGCAATAACGGCATAATTATCATTAACCGCATTGTTATGAGCGGAGAAGAATTTGATCGCTTTATAGGCGAAGAAGAAAAATAATGGACTATATCATTATACTAATTGATTAAAACAACGATAAAACGATGGAAAAAATGGACAATAATACTAAAAACATCCTTTATCCAAAAGGATCTATTTTTCAAACACTGAAAGATGATAAGATAGATAAAAACACTATAATATACAAAGGATCTTTAGTGACTTCAGCAACAAACATAAAAGAAAATGACAAGTTTGCTGAAGTTTATTACAATGGAGACGCAATTATTATAGAAACAGACATTATGGAACTTATTCGTGTAGGAGATCCAGAAAAAAGTACTTCAATAAAATCAGTGAAAAATGACATCATTGACGACAAACTACGATGGGATTTGCTTCCGATGGAAGAAATTGAGGACATTGTAAAAGTCTATCATGCCGGAGCCAAAAAATATGGGTCTAATAATTGGCAGAATCTTGACAACGGATTTGAGCGGTATCGAGCTGCAATGTTTCGACACCTGATGGAATACATGAAAGGAGAAAGAGTGGATTCCGATACAGGATGTTTTCATCTTGCACAATGTGCATGGAACTGCATAGCTATGCTGTGGTATGACAAGCATGGAAAAGGGTTGATACCATTAAATAAGGAGGAAAAGAAATGACAATAGAACAACTAAATTATTTATTAAGAAAAGAGCTTTATGCTATAAAAAAACATAAAGACAATATTGATAGAATCAAAAAAGAATATTTTGATTCCAATTATGGGTTAAAAGAAGGAGATAAGATCCGTATTTTACACGAAACAGGAGATGAAATGATAGGCTTCTTGAAAAAAGTTGAAGTATGTGAAGACGGAGATCTGTACTTGACAATCCAAAAACAAAACGAAAAAGGTGACAAAGGCAGAGGAACATGGAATATGTATCTATCATCAAAATCAATTAAAATTGAAAAATGTGTATAATGTCATGAGAGTGTTAAGTTTATTTGACGGAATGTCATGTGGTCAAATAGCGTTAAAAGAAATAGGGATCACGCCTGAAGTATATTATGCGTCAGAAATAGATAAGTTCGCTATTAAACAAACGCAATTAAATTTTCCTAATACGATACAAGTAGGAGATGTGAGGGATTTAAATGTAGAAGATCTTGGACGCATAGATCTTATTTTAGCCGGCAGCCCATGTACGGATATGTCTTTTTCTGGAAAAAGAAAAGGGTTGTCTACCGTAGAAGGAATAGAAGTCAAATCACTTAATGAGTATCTTGAATTAAAAAAAACAAGGATTTGAGTTTGCCGGTCAGTCTTACTTGTTCTGGGAGTTTATTCGTATTTTGAATGATGTAAGAAAAACTAATCCTGATGTGTTGTTTCTTCTTGAGAACGTTAAGATGGGAAAGAAATGGGAGCCGGTATTCGATGATGCTATAGGGTGTAAGGGCAATCATATTAATTCAGCACTTGTTTCAGCTCAAGTCAGGAAACGTATTTATTGGACTAATATTCAAGACGGCATTATTCCTCAACCTGAAGACGAAGGTTTGACCATAAGTGATATAGCTGAATATGAAGTAGATGAAAAATATTACTTATCTGAAAAAGTTTTAAACAATTTAGCTTTTCACTTAAAAAGAAATCACGACAAGGGAAATTGTTATGGAGCTAATATTAAAACAAAAGATGAAAAATCCAATACTGTTACCGTAAAGGGTAAATACATGTACGATCTTATTTGTGTAGCAATGAGAGGCAGGAATCCAGAAAAACCTACATGTAGAGAATCTGGTCTTAAAACAGTTCAGATGATTGAATTTAAAAACGATGGAAAATCCAATTGTCTCACAACAGTTCAGAAAGATAATCTTATTTTTCAAATACCAAGAGGATTTAACAAAGGTGGATTTCATGAAGATAAGGCTCCAACATTATCTTGTAATTCATATGATAGAAACAATTTTATCATACAGAGAGTATTACATGGCGATTTCAGAATAAGAAGATTAACCCCTACAGAGTGCTCCAGGTTACAGACTGTACCAAATTGGTATAAATGGGAATGCAGCGAAACCCAACAGTACAAGATGTTGGGAAACGGGTGGACTATTAAAGTTATTGAACATATACTTAAAAGAATAAAAGAATCATGATTAGAGCAAGATTTTACATTAAAAAATCCGACTGCGGTAACGACTACCGTCCAGTCAAATGGCCTATAAAATATCCATATTGGTGTAGTGCAGAATCCAGTAATTCATTTGTATTGGTGGCGTATGCTGAAGATGAAGACAGCATAAAAGAACTGTGGCCGGAGGCGTATGATATTAATGTCTTAGAGAAAGATACCGAAATTAGATTCACATTAAGATTTCCTAAACCAGAATGGTATGAATTGTACGAAAGGGAATTAGAAGAATGTGATAGGTTTATATGGATTACAGATGCGTGCATGAGAGACGGTGTAATAAGAAAAGTAAAAGCTAAAATAGAAGAGTATGGTGGTCTTTTGTTAGCCGACATTCCTGATAGGATCACTCCTTATGAAATAGGAAGGGATGCTTTTGAGAGCAAAGAAGAAGCTTTAAAACATGCAGAGAAACGGAGAACGTACCTGATCGAGTCTACTAAGAAACAATTGAATGAACTTGAAAATCTAAAATTTAAATGCGATGATTAACTACGCGGCAAAAGCCAGAAAAGCTTATTTGATAAACAATTTCGATAAGATTCTTAACAGTCTCAACACGCTTCATTCAACGGTTGAAACCATGACGTTGTTCGTAAACGACCAGGCTTATAATTACATTCTTAAGCTAAAGGAAGTAATTAAAACCAGTCCTATGTATAAGCACAATATCAAGCGTCTTTTAAATGATATGGACAAAGAGATAAAGAGGTACAATGCTTCTATCTACTACATAAATAAAGAGCGTAGTGAGGTTATAGCTGATATAACACAAGCGATGGAAGATTGCCTCATGCCATACATAGACGACCTGGCCGGCGCTATAAGGGCAGCCGTGTGGTCGAAGGGTGTGTCCGAGGAGTGGACGGAAGCGGCGGTACTGTCCCTAATCGTATCCTCCTTGGCCACGACATCAGGCAGACTTATTTCAGGTGGATATCAGATCATGAAAGAAATGGGTGGTGGCTGGGGTGGTAATCCATTTACGTTTATGAGCATTGATAAGATAAGACACTTATCTACATCATTATCTGATGCTATTACCGGTGGAGAAATAGCTCTTGAAGAAAAAGAAGCCAATGACATAACTAAGGCGATGGATGTTTTTATTGAGAAAATGTCTGATTCGAATATTGTCGATAAGGTAATTAGCATACTCGAAGAGGCAGAATCTAAAAATAAGGAGGAACGATCATGAATTACTTAGATGGGTACGTAGAAGAGGTTCTTTCCGAACCGTATTATGATGATTACGGATCGGGAATTTTCAGGTGGTGGGTGAAAGTATCTTACATTTGTTATGGCATGGGAGCCGTTACTACCTTAATGTTTGATACAAAAGAAGAAGCGGAAGCGGTAAAACCAGGTTATAAATTTTTGTGTTAATGATATTGGGATGTGATTATGAAGTACTTTATTTTATTGATAATATTGTTATTGTCATCATGTGATATTGACAATGTTAATACTGGATGGGTTATATATAATTTAGAACCTTTGAATGATGGGCGTGTGTTATACAAAGGAGAAGATAATGGCATTACATGTGTTCGTGGTACCAAATACATCAAATTCATTGGACGCCAAGGGGAATACAATATCGGAGATTCTATTAAGATCGTAAAAGTGAAATAATATGGAAAATAATTTAAAACTCGTATGCCCAAAATGTGGCACCCCTCACCAGCCTCATTCTCCGCACACGATGGATGCAGATGGATTTGAAAGGTGTGAGATAAGAACTATCATGGAAGACAAGGGATGGTGCTACGAATGCTCTTTTTGGCAAAATATGTACGACAAGCACAAAGACGATCCTGGATGGGTTAGGATAGACGGTGAAAGCTGGGTTCTTAAACCTATGGTGGAAAACGTGCCAAGAGGATGGAATAGCCTTGGATGTGGTGGAAGAAAAATGTATATCAATATCGAAGGGAAGGGTATTGTTGCATCAAACAATTGCTGGTGTCAGGGTGATGTTTCGGATGCATTTAAGGATCTGATGCCTGATAATGCTACTTGGGCTACGAAGGAGGAATTTGACAAAGCTCCTGTAGTAGGATATATTATAGAAGGTGTTGGTTTGGTTTTCACAGATAGGGGAGGTCATGAAGTTAATGCTTAGAAACTTAGGTAATTATATACCTTTTTTTTCATAACAAAAGAAACCGGTTCTCTATCATCTCTGACTGAGGACCGGTAAGAAAACAATTTCAGAAAAAATTTAACCTACATAATCTTTCAAGTAAGAACAAAAAACGTACAATCTACTCTTTGACAATGCTAAGATAGTATATTGGGGTCATATCAAAACAATGCAAGCCCAATATTCTTCGTCTATTTGTAGCTAACATCATCGTCCCCTTCCGAATCAGGAGTAGCGCCGATGAAGAACATCATTGACTTGTTGTTCGTCTGCTGCCACCAATTATAGGCGCGCGCTACGTCTTCCGGCGTCTTGATATTATACCATTGTTTGATAAACGTCTGTTTGGCGAGTTGCCTAAATAACTTATACTCTCCTTTGTATGTACCAGATGTTACTTTATCAAGTGAGTAGTTCCTAAGATCGGTAAGATCCTTAAGTTTCCGTCCCATAACAAATGGGTCGTTAATGATATCAACCACGTTAAGCTCCATAATAAATGGCATCTGTGAAGCTATTTCGTTTATGGTTCTGAATCCGACATAGGATCCAAATTGAGTAAGCCAACTTTCTTCGTTTTCATCATCATCACGCCATCCGGCAAGAAGCATAGATACGGCTTGCATGATAAGAAACGTGCCGGCATAGACACTGAGGCGTTTGAGATTAGTTTTTTCTACCTCATTCATATTGTCTTTATTTTCGTTCCAGGCATCTATGATGTTTTTCATACCAGACTCGGAAGCCAGGCTAAATGTTTTGGCTATCATATTCTTTAACGTAATTGACAACCCTTCCTCTTCTTGCATTGTCTGGAAATTGAAGCCACGTCTTTTCCACAGACGTTGAGCTGCCAGCACCAACCATCCTCGGTGGGCGGTCATGAACCTGGCTATCCAGTTGCGCGATGCGGCAGTTCGGTTTTCTTCATTCAAAGATCCGTTACATATCTGCGACAAGCTACGAACTTGATTTCTGGTTATAGCCATCTGGGTTTCGACTTCCTCAACAGTAACACCCGATCCAGGCTTTACAACCACCTTCCCATCCACAACATCTACCATACTCCATAAAGTACGATCTTTTAATGCATTCCATTCTCTTTTTATAGTACTCTGTTCTTTATTACGTTCTTTTTCCATCTTGAAATCCTGGAACGTGTAGAACCGGCCTTTGTAATAACGAACATTGTCCATAGTAGCAATCATAACCTGCGGATCAAGAGGGTAGTTCAGGATTTCCATAAAAGCATACATAGGTGAACGCATTAAGGTCCTGGCCACTCTATTATATCCGGCACCATACATACGATTTCGGATATTGAATATCCCCATTCTCTCACCTATGACATATAATTTGCTTTTCCTATCTATGTCTCCGGTTTCTGCTATACAAGATGGCGCAAGGCGTGAAAACTCAGCCGATGCGTATTTAAGGGAGTCTTTGCTTATATACTGTCCTACGGCAGATTCCATGATGAGGTTGATATGACCTGTTAAGGCGCCGGTAGCTGCCACAAACGGAGACAGTGCCAAGTTCATGACCGACATAAATCTTTCAACGGCCATCATAATTCTTGTAAGGTCTACCGTATATCCTCCGATGTTCACCGTCAGTTTTTTGGTGTTCATCCTAATGCCATAATAATGATCGTTAAAGAAGTCTCTAAACATCTGATATGCTTGAGTCGCTTCAGCTTTCTTACCGCCTTCAAATTGCTTATTCAGCAACATCTGCTCCAGTCCTTGGGCAAGCTCTATAGATTTCTGCTTTTCGTTGTATAACGATGACTGCATCATAAGCATCGAATAAGAGTAGCCAAAATCGTGAGATACATCATCTTGGTTCTCCAATTCATATATGTAGTATTTAGGTATAGACCTAAGCCTGTCTTCAGGATCATATACTTCCCCCTGTCTGGTTTTACCGTATAGAGAATCGTCTACTCTGTCCAGGCACAGATCTGATACAAAATTACGAACTGTATTTTTGAAGTTAATACCCAATCCTTCTACACGTTCTATGTCTTGTTTGGATATCTGTGGAATAGCATACAGGTTCGGACTCTGCTCTTTATATAGATCAAGGGATTGTCTTTTTATTTCTTTGAGCTTTTGAATCATATTCCACTGCTCTACGTTTTTAGTAGCAACCTCATTACCGTCAGCATCATACTTGATACCAAAGTCATTGAAATACGATTCGTCACGATACAGGCTTTTCTTAGGCATTCGATGACCATACCCATGATCTTTTACATAATCAGGATTACGGCCGCTATTTTCGGCTTCAGATTCAGCCACCCATGCCCTTGCAGGATCGAAAGACAGGTACGATATGTCCATGCCATAATCTTGGGTGGATGTACCATTTTGTACGTCCTTAACCATCTGCGCCACATCTATCTCACCTCGACCAATTTTGTCGATCATAGCCGCATATCCGGTAGGCGCCATGCGTTTATAGTACGAAAAGACCTGGCTCCTGGCAAATTCATTAACAATAGCATTGGCCTCTTCTATGCCCTCCTCTCTTGTATTATTTAAAAATAAGCTGGCCATCTTAGCATTAACAGCATTCCTAAAATCTCTACCGTCTAATTCTTTGCTTATACCAAGCTTTTCTGACAGGTAATTGGTTTCAGATACGGTAAACAGATATCGGTTATCAGCAGCCTTAAACAGCTTATCCCTTAAAGCCTGAATCCTTTTTGCTTTCTTCGCCGTAGTATGACGTTGTACGAACTTCCATTCCACTTCCTTGGAGTCAGCAAGAGCATTTAAATAAGACTGATTTACTTCGTTTTCAGCCTTACTGCTTTTAGTAAGGTACTTATCAATATCTTCAAGACCCACCATCTTAGCATAATCTATCAAAATAGCGTAATCGGCTTCAATAGCTTCAGATGCGGCCCTAAAAGCATCTCTTTCGGATGAGGTAAATGTCGCTTCGTTAATTTCTCCGATATCAGCCACATCGCGATTGTTTCCGATTATTTCCTTGATAATGGCCTTATTTTTTTCTATATCTTTTACAATCGAGTCCACGTCAGTCGCATCTCTATCACTTGTCGTAGAACTAATGATATCATGCGCCATTTTGAGATACGAAGCCTTGTTATTTGATTCGGTACGTGCCGACTGTTCCGATTCTACATCATTCCAAAACCGATCATTAAATGACAGGTGACCTCCCAACATAAGTGTCTTCAGCGCAGCTTCTCCTCCCGACTCGTTCTGAATCGTTCTCAATTTTTGCAAAAACGATTCTGATACGGCATTAGTAACATTATTTGATTCCTTTCTCCAAACTTCATTTATAGCTTGTATTTCTTTAGCCATCTTAAGCTGGTCGCCGGTTTTTTCCACTCTCCTGGTTCCTACATATATGTATTCTGAAGCTGCTTCCTTACGTTGTTTACGAAGCAGTCCTTCTTCTTCGTAATTGCTGCTTTTAAAATAGGCAACTTCATCAAAATTACCACCGCTATCAATAAAAGGCTGCCTCAATATCCGTTTTTGCCTGGATAGAGCATTAAGGTATTCTTTGGTTGTTTGAGAAACCGGATGCCCTAATTCTTCTTCAGCCTTTTTGTATATGGATTCCATTCTTGTGGCATAACTTTCGCTAAATTCCAGTTCCGAATTTTTAGCATCCCACTTTTCCATCTGTTCTGTATAGATCTTTTCCTGCTCGATGGTGAAAATATCAGTATTAACCCTATCAGACGATGGTTTAAATTTAGCGTTTTCAGTAACCGTATTTCCATCCTTGTCAACTACTTCTCTTTTAAATACGTAATTACGGTTATTGTCAACCACATCATTTATTTCTTCTTCTGATATCTCTATGTTCATGGCAGTCGCAAACGCTCGCATCTGCGCCAGCTTCTTATTACGATCGTATTTAGCCATATCAAGAGCACTACGAAGGTAATTAGAAGTTTTGCCGTCTACTTTCTGAAGCAGTTTTTCAAATTCAGATTTGTTAAAACCATGCTTTTTAGCATATGCCAGGAAGTCAGATATGGCGGGCTGGGCATTCACCATCGCATTGTAATTGTCTTTGGCAATCATAGCTCCAAGAGCGTTATTGAACGGACTGGAAGAATGCTCTAATATACCAAACCACCTACTTATCCAAGAAACATCGTGTTGAACCTTGTCAAAAAATTCTTTTACTCTCTTTACCTTATCTGCCGGCACATGAAGTTCGTTCATTAACTTATCAAGCAACGTACTTTCATCAAGGTCTTGTACTGATTTAATATCAGACTGAATACCATTGATGTCGGCAATGACGGTATTGATCCTATTTGTATAATCCTGCTTTTCACGTTCATCAAATTCGGTACTTCTGTTACGGATATATCCTCGAAGATCGTTCATGATCGGAAGAACCTGATTGTTGATAATATCTACGTTCTTTCGATCATTGGTATTGAAGTGAAGCTTACCGTCTTTGGTATCACCATGAAGGATGGTGTTCACCACATTACTTAAGTATCTGACCTGAGCTTCGGCTGTAGAGATCATGCTATTCATGGCAGCCGCCATCTCATTCTTGTCTATTTCGGTCTCTACCTTATTTATCTTATCTTCTATGGTCTTAAGCTGCGCAAGGGTCATAGACGTAGTTACAGCCCTATCAGAGCTTATCTGACGTAAGTCTCTTAACGTTTTTCTCAATGCCCGGATCTTAGACTCAAGAAACTTGTTCTTGTTCATAGAAGAAAGGGAGTATAATGTAAAGTCATTATCCTTTAACAGAGAGGTGTCAAATCCTTTATCTATGTCAGTAATGGCAAGATCACGAATGTTTTTAATAACGTTATTCAAATCTTGTCTTTGGGTTGATAAAGCTGATTTAAGCCAGCTTACGATTCCAGAGAGAAGCTGCCGGACGCGCCCCAGGAAGGAGGTGGGCTCTACCGGCGCCTGTGCTGTGCCGGTCTGCATCTCCCTGGCGAGGATCTTTCCAAGAATTTCTCTCCTAACAGCATTATCAAGCTCAGCTCCTTCATATACCTTACCGTATGTATTATAATACTGACCTGCATACTGGTTCCACTCTTCCGTACCTTCTACATCTTGCAGAACAGCCTCAACAGCATTCTGATCTCTGTATGCCTCTACAAGGAAGTGGGCTGTTTCTTCTACTAAATCAGATAAAGTAGCATCTTCACCAACTGCTATTACGTTATTGGCAATATCCGCCAATGCCTTAGCAGAAGGTTCATGCCCGTATTTGGTTTGGTACTTCTCTATATAGTCGGTCATACCTATGACACTAACGCCAAGAGTTTTCAGTATCTCGACAATAGAATTTCGTTGATCACGTTCCTGCCTGCTATAATCTGATACGATCTTAGCTTTAGTATCAGCATAAAGATCGTTGTCTTCTAATATGAATGAAACTACAAGCGCATCAAAATGATCGTACTTGGCGTCCAATTCATTGTATCTTCCTGACTTAAGATCGTTCTTTATCTGCTCTTTGCTAACCCTTTCCGTTCCTCCGGTGGCGAGCCTCATAGTCACCTTACTATTATCCAACGAGCTTATGGTTATCATACCCTGGTCGTTCATGGAAACATCTGAACCAAAATGATTACGGAGCTCGGTGTAGGATAAGGCTGAATTGAAAAGTCTAATTTGTCCTGTATGACCTTCTCCTGTAAGATAATAGCTTCTTGTTTCAGGATCGAATATCTTAGATCCGGACAAAAGACCTTTCTTTATAAGGTAGTTAATTATACCACCTTTTGTTGATAAAGAAGTAGAAGCAGAAGCGGTCATGACCGGTATAAAAGACTTGGGATTATTAAGAACATACTTTCCAGCCTTGTAAGTAATGTCTGCCACGCCATCCACGGTAGATTCTTGAACGGTGCCGGATAAGAATCCTATTCTAATATCATTCCCGCCAGAGCGAAGAGCTTCTCCGTAATCTTCAAATAATTGATTACGATCGTTCATGAAAAACAAACGAGGCTCTCCGGTCTGATACGTTACACCCACAGGATTAGAATCTGTCTGTGGTAACTCTTCTGGGCTAAATATCTTAAGACCGTCTTTTATAACCATATAATTAACACCCTTATCCTGTACCATAGATACGGGAGTAAAGTCCGAAGATATAGCATCTTGTAGATACCGCCCGGCGTCTATTCCAGGTCCTTCCGGTACGGAAATACTTGACGGAACCATAGCATCCACCAACATAATATTATCACCCAGATCTTGGCTGTAGAATCCAAAGCCCGATTCTCGGATTTCATAAGGTGCATCTGATTTTGACACAAGAACAGGATTACTCATCTTAGAAGCCTTATCCAGCACCCTTTCTCTATAGGCTTCTGGGATAAGGTCGATGTTAGATTTTACCTTATTATAAGCCTGTTTATTAACAGGTACATTCCTTCTCCAGTCACCAAAAGCCTTTAAGAACTTATTAGAAAATACGGTTTTAAAAACAGTAGTAGCCCGTTCCCTATTCTCCATAAGAGGAATAGATGCTATTTTATCAAACAACATAGACCTGTCCCCTGATCTGGTAGAGACAGAAACAACTTTCTTTTTATTATCTCTTTTAATAATACACGTTGATACCATGATAAAACATTTTTGTTATGTGACAAAGGTAATTAAAAATCAGGCACATGTTGAAAACAAAGCCGTCTAACTTCCCAGTCTTACGGCTTAATATAAATATGAAAAAAAATTATAATCTGACGTAAATCGTCAAGTTACGCTTATGCATTATATTTGTACCCATTTCTATGAATAAACCTTCCTGATTCGAACCTTTCCACATCATCCGGTCCAATTGGCCCGCAGTCTTCCTTCCTTGCCTCATACCACAGCCCAGGCTTACGGAGCCGGCAGGTTATGACGTATTTAAAGCAGTTGTGAGTAAAATGGAATACGGAGCCTACTGGGAAATACCTATCAGCTTGAAATACGATTCTTTTTCGTTTAGTATCAAACACTATATCCCCTACTACCTTAGCCACGTAATAGCTTCTGCCATTTAACGTTTCATCTGTTTGTGGTATCCAATAATAACCTCTTGCCATGCCACAAATATATAAAAAAAGTCGGACAAGACACATGTCCGACTTTATATTACTTTGATTCATTTTCAAACCGCTTTATAAGAGAAGCAATATCATCACCACAAACAAACATCATTCGACGTTCTTCTTTTGGTTTATGAGACACTGGGATGGTTTTGTTTATCTTAATCTGATTCGCCAGACCTCTGCCTAAACGAATATCAACTTTTTTACCTTTCATGAATTATTTGTTTAAACAGACCAATTCCATCTATTATAATATGACCGCTTTGCATACGACCATTATTAGGATTATGTAGAAAATTGAAACCACTTTCTTTTTCCTGTCTTTCAAAAGAACTGATATCCTTTCCTCTACGGGCTCTTTCAAAAGCTTTCTTGAACAACTTGCCTCTAAAGGTCTTGACGAGGATCTTGGTAGCGTTATTGCCGGCTTTTACCATTGCTTTCCTTGCCTGGTCCTCCGAGACAAAACTGCTTCGGAAAATATACGATGCTGCTGCTTGTATGTCCTGCTTGGTAATCATATGATAAACATTTCTTTCAGAATACTGATCTTTATTCCGTATATCAATTTCATCTCATCTCTATCATATACGTCAAAAAAGGATTCACTGGGGTCCTTTGGATTTACGTTCAATTGAATTATGCAATTACCGGTATAAACCTTAATTCCGTAATTATCAGAGTATATATCCTGCATGGTTTCAAATGTCTCAATTAAATTTTCAACAAGTGCTCTGTTAAATGAAAAAGATTCTTTACCATCACCTTTAAATGTGATATGATCTAAATCCCTGTTGTCAAATTCATACTTTAATTGATTGCCGTCCATCATATCATAAAATATTGACTTTCTGATTATAAATCCCATATTGTTTTATTTTTTAGTTAATACAAATCTTCTGAATACAATTGTTCTCTAATAGCACTCCTATCTACTACCATTTCCTGATTATTGTTTCTAACAAGTTCAGATGCTTCTTCTCTTGTTAAAAACCGATTCTTGCTCGTCAAAAATCCTTGAACACTGCGGTTTTTATGAGCAATACCATAAGCTGCAAACTGAGAAATGATAGAACAATGTCTCAATCCACAAAATACGGTTCCGGATGGTATGTTTACTGGACCGTGAGGCTTGTTCTTGTGATCTTGAACCCATATAGCTGCGCATACAACAATT